CAGCAAACGGAGTACAGTCATATTTATTCCGTGGATGGAACTTAGGCTCTGGTACCTCGGTAAACAACACTGGTGTCAATTATTACTGGATAGCATTCGGTAGAACTGGAGGTGACGGAGGATTCTTTTAATGGTAAAATATACAGTATGGAATACACAAAAATATCAGACACAGAAATGGAGGTAGTAGAGACAGTTACTCGAAAAGCAGTGCTTAGTCTTGATGGACTTCGTGCAGAGCGAGACGGTCTTGTGCGTACAAAAGATGCTAATACCGCAGAATGTACTGCTCGCAATAATCAGATTGACGCTATGATTGCTCGTCTTGATGAAATTATCAGTGAGGGTGAAAAGAAGGGTCTCAAAACAAAGGCAGAAGTAGAGCCTATGGCAGAGACACCTGTGGTCGAAGAAGTAGTGGCAGAAACAATTGCATAAAATCATGTCGGATGTGGAACTGCTCGCACAAAAGCTCGATGCTTACATAGAACGAAATGACGAATATCACCGTGAACAGGATGAGCGTCATAAGAAATATGAGGATAAGATTGACGAAATGCACCAAATATTGACCGCCACAGGTCTTGTAGGCAAAGCGTTTCGTTGGATTCTCGCGACCATTATTGCTATCGGCGCAGCATTCTTCACAGTAAAGCAGTTATTTGATAATTAGCTGTGGAAAACTCCTCTTGTAAGAGTTCAAAACATGGTATAATTAAATCGTGCCTCATTGAAGGCACCTCATAGTGCGTTACGAAGGGCAGGAACTATTCAACTATCTTGAATGTTCAATAACATAGTTTCCTGTCCTCTCTCTACACACACGGTAGCTCAGTAATAGCTTGGCTATATCTCGGGAGAGACTAATCGTGATGTTAAGAAAATCTACCATTCGAGGATATTCAATTTAATACAGCTCGTTAAAGGCAGTATTTCAGATTGTAGAGAGAGGATATGAAATTAGAACAACCATTCGGGGCAGGTGCGTTTGAATCCATAAAAGACTATCGCACTATTGAAAGCGATGCAGTAATGAGCGTGCCACTTACAACAGGTGGGTATGATTATTTACCAGAGGAAATTGAACACCAGCATAAGGTGGGTATTTGTACCTCTATCTCATTGGTACAGATGGCTAATAAGTTTCACAAGACAAAGTACAGCCCTGATTTTCATTACCTCATTCAAAAGAAGTTTGTGGATCAGAACTGGATAGAAGGCTCGTCACTCCTTTCGTCACTGAAGACTGCCAATAAATATGGCTTCCTTCCTCTTGAGGATTTTGTGTGGGTAAGCGAGCAAGACCGCTATCTCTCCTATTCAGCATATATTGAAAAGCTCAAGGCAATCCCTGATGAAGAAATCAATCGTCTCCTTGCGCTCTGTGAGAACAAACTCAAGGGCTATACTTTTGTAAATGTGACCGTGCCAGAAAAGATTGCAGCCGCTATCCAAAACAGCGATGTGGGGATTCTCACACGCTACAATGTCGGGAATGAGTGGTGGACACCATCATGGGACAAGAAAGACATCAACCCCCTCAAGGCTCCTAAGCAGATAGTTTCAGGTCACGCTATTGTCGGCTCACTTTACCGTTTTAACGAGAAAAAGCTCATTAGACTTTCAAACACTTGGGGTAAAGACTGGTGTGATCAAGGCGAAGCAGATACTTATCACGAAGACTACCCTATGCAAGAAGCATGGATTCCCCACTTCTCAAAAGCCCCAGAGATTGTAATCAATCGCCCCTCCCTTCCTGTTCACCAACCCCTTACAAGGAACCTGACACTCATGATGACAGGTGACGATGTAATGCGGTTACAGAGAGTTCTGGGCGTATCTCCTACAGGATTCTTCTGGTACAAGACGCAAAGTGCGGTGATTGCCTACCAGAAAAAGCATGGCATCACTCCAGCTGTTGGTTTTGTCGGTCCGATTACGCGCGCTCAACTTAACAAAGAGTTCTTCTCGTAGTATAATTCTAAGACCATAGACGACCTCGAAATCTGAAATGGTAAATCTATCTGATGTGCATAGAGTCTCCCCAAAAGGGGGTCTTTGTGCTAATATGTTGGCGGAAGTATCTGTAAATACTTCTTGCGGAAACACTAGACCTGAAAGGGTCTTTTGTTGTATACTGTATAGGTCAGAGAAATCTGGCGCAATCTCAAACGCACATAAGCCACCGCAAGGTGGTTTGTGTGTTTCTCAATAATGAGGGCAGTATCATGGAAGTAGTAGCAGTCCGCGTAACTTGTAAGGGTTGTGGTAAAGTCATAACAACAAGAAACTTCGTAATCATCGGTGGCAAGATTTACTGTCATAAGTTCCACGCTCCTCAGGCTTAATTGCCGACCTTTGACCGTCATACATTGGCGGTCTTTTTTTGTATTACACAATTCTAATATGTGGTATAATTATAGTACGGAGACATTTAGACCGTCACCAACAACCGCCAAACATCTGGCAAACCCTTCGGGGTAGCTCTTTCCCTTAAAGGAAACACAACAGGACGCATACATAAAACCAATCAAATCGAATTTTTCATTATCTTTTCAACTCTCTTGGTGACGGTCTAAAGTTCTTCGTGGGTTCGTTTAAGACGCAAGACTGCCGAAAGGTAATGCTCGCTCGCTCCGAGCACCCACGACCACGAAACGGAGGTGTATCATGCAAACAACTATATTGACGGTGCTTGTCGCACTGGGTATAGCACAGTTTGTATACCTCGTGTGGGATAATCCGATAGGGTTTCTCGTGTGGTTCGCTCTTTGGGTATTTTGGTTCGGGGTTCGTTTCTTTTGGTTCTGTTTCTTCGAGGTGCCAGATGAACATAATCCTGACGATGATTAGTTTGTTCCTGCTCTTTCAATCACTGGAGAAACCTATGGAAAGCGATGACGAAGATTACGGCGACACCGATATTGGGTGTTCAACCATAACAATTCCGAGCAATTCGGAGGCTCCATGCAAGGAACCATCAACGAGTCAACAGGAGAAGTCACCCTCAGATTCCGACCAGAAGAAATCAGACTAGCTATTTACGAGACTGAGCATATCGCTCACATGCTCGAAAGTTCTGGTTTCAACACGGAAAAGGTCTGGGAGTTTGCCCTTCAACTGCGAGGTCTCAATGCAGACAGAAACAACGCACCGTTCTTTTGTGACATCAATGGTAACTAGGGATGGAGGTCGCACATGCGCTCTATATCCCAATCCCTCTGGCAACGGAGGGATTTCTTTAAGATGTGGTATAATTATATACATGAAAACAATATTCTCTTCAGCAAGTAAAATCGTTTTTATTTTAATGGCAGTTGCTCTTATTAGATTGACCTCAACAGGAATCGTAGAGGCAAAAGACTTCATAGTTTTGGCTTCAATGTGCTTCACATACTACTTTAGTCGCACAACTCCACCTTCTACGCAGTCTCAACCTCTAGGATAGAGCTGTACAGGGCGTTTTATGCCCCTAGAATCGTTTCTAAGTGGGGCTAAATACCCCACATGCAGTATTCCTACTTTTTGATATTTTACTTCAATTTGGGGCATTGTGGGGCTTCAAATACTTGCATTTCAAAACACTTTGTGCTATATTGTCAATGAACCTGTAACAACCGACAGGAAACGCGTGTTCGAGAATCGTAAAAGTCTCGACCTGAATATATTCTAAGGGAATCCTCTGCGATAGCTTCGTGGGGGATTTCTTCGTTATCCACATCCCCTCGTTGCAATCCTAAAAGATAATTTTGTATAATGTATTGATGCAAAGTCTCTTTCAATTGATGCCTTCGTATGAAGTTAAAAAAAGCACTGTTAATTCTGAACGTGCTTCAATTATTAAAGAGTTTGTAGATACCATAAATATCACAAGACCATGTACGTATCTGGTAGATGGTAAAAAGAAAACGCTTCAAAAGGTAACTGCTCGTGCTATTGCAGTCAGAGTAGGGTATCTTAAAAAGAACAGTGACCTATATTTCCTGCTTTCTGTATGTAAGCAGTCAAATAATTTCACGAAAAGTTTCTTTTTTTACACAAAATCAGAAAAAGTACTTGACTAGATATGTGGGTTTGATATAATGTATTTATGACTAGGATAACGACAACGAAGTTTGTATTTGATTTTACATCGAATGTAATTTTCGTTGCCCTAGTCAGCATGACTAAGAGAACCGCCAAGGCGTAAAAGCCCGAAGCGGTTTTTTTAGTATAAGTCGTGAGCATGGAGCGAGCATTGTCCTCTCCTCCTAATAAACAACAAAAGGCAAAGCTTGGTGTTCTTATAGGAAAGATAAAACGCAATTTGTCTTTTAAAATTATAACTGGGGGTAGCGTTGACCACTCGTCCCCAGTCCGAGTAAGAACATCAAGCTGTGTGTTTCAGTTTGAGTTGAAAGCTGTGAAATAAGGAGGACACTGTTAAACACATTCTTATCCAAGTAACAGAAAATATACCCGACGCTCGTTTCCATTTAGTCCAGTATATCTCAAGTCATGAACCACACGCTCACCCCCATAGTACTCGGTAAAGTGGGGAGAACTGTACCTATTGAAACAAACATTGTATAATTATAGAGATGACGACTACTCTGATATGTAAGAAGTGTAAGAAACCCAGACACCAAGGTTTCTATGAAATAATAAAGTGTGCAACTAGTAAGCCAACGACTAACAAACATGAAACTCAAAGAACTACTTCTCAAAGTAAACGAAAAGCAACTAAGCAAAGAAAACTTAGAAGCATATCGAGACGAACTGGCAAACCTGTTCGCTCTGATGATGTTGGAGAAAAGCGACATAGTAAAAAACAAAGCTCTATACTTCATAGATCACAAAGCAAAGACCGACAAGGAAACAGAAAGAAATTGGGCAGTAACAAAAGAAGGTCAAAGGGAAATTGAACTTGCTCACTATTGCAAAGCAGTGGAGAAGATTTTATCAAGTTTGAAGTCACGCTTGTATCAAGTTTACTGATATGAAAAAAACACACCAAAACTTGTATGTAATCCGAAAGGTTGTAAAAGCTAGTAACTTTACCGAAGCTCTACGAAAAGAAAAGACTGCCGAAATAGTCGAAGTTGTACTGACTTTAGACAAAGAGGGAAAACTAGAAGCTGGTATAGGTTTTGGATGGAATGACCCTAAAAAAGAATAATGCGACCTATACCACTTTCGATGCGAAAAGAGATTGACCGAGACCCATATTTCAAAGTATGTGCTCGTAAGAACCACGACTGTAAAGGAAGGATAACGATTGAACACGCTTGGATATATGCAGGGAGACAGATAAACGAACTGTGGGCATTTGTGCCACTCTGTGAGTACCACCACCTTTACGAAGGACTCGACAAGCACGAGAATCAAAGACTGTCGCTTTCACGAGCAACGCCAGAAGATTTGGCAAAATACCCCAAGAAGGACTGGGAAGCAGAGAAAAGATTTTTATGTATCGAATCAAAATAAAACCTCTAAGTATCAATCAAGCATACCGAGGTAGGAGATTCTCTACACCTGAATTAAAAGTTTACAAGCAATCTTTGAATTTGCTACTCCCTAAATTAAAAGTTAGTACAGGGAAGCTTTCAGTTGAATACGAGTTTGGACTTTCCTCAAAAGGAGCTGATGGAGACAACCTGATAAAAGCATTCCAAGACTGCATCGCTGAGAAGTATGGTTTCAATGATAATAGGATTTATGAATGGAAGGTTTCAAAGAAAGATGTGAAAAAAGGCGATGAATATGTGGCTTTCTCAATAAAGGAGTTTTCCACAGGGTAACTCTTGCATTATTATATACACCAATATATACTGTATAGATAGGGAGCTAACAAACCCTTTGAAAAAGATATGAAAGGAATCATGCAACAGATTGAAGAAATCCATGAGTTGGCAACAAACATGGGAACGCAGATTAAAGACCTTGAAGATTCTCGCACACAAGCAGTGGCAAAGATATTTCAGGTCGAGCGAGATTTGATTGATTTACAAAAAGCAGAAGCCCGAGACGGTAACTTTAAAAACTAGTATGGAAAACAAAAACCTATACAAATCACTAGCTGAGTTTCAACAGGAAGTGCCAATTATTTTGAAAGATACGGCAGGCTACGGATACAACTACGCAGACCTCCCAGCGATATTCAAAGTAATCAATCCACTTCTTAAAAAGAATGGACTTGGATTTTATCAGGCAGTCGAAGGCATTTGCGTAAAGACGGTTGTATTCCATGTAGATACAGGTGAAAGCATAGAAGCAATGACTGAAATTCCACAAGGCGTACAACTAAAAGGAATGAACGATTTTCAAGTTCTCGGTTCTGCTATTACTTATATTCGGCGATATGCAATATCCTCAATGCTAGGTCTTGTAACTGACAAGGACACAGACGCAAGTGGCGAGCAACTTAAAAATAAGACTCCAGTTAAAAAGCCAGAGATCTTTAACATCGATGAACTATAAAAGTGGATTCCTGCATAATGGGAAAATATCAGCATCACAACTATCTTTATGGGTTAAAAGTGAGAATGACTATATAAACCAATATATAAAAGGAGAAAAGTTTGTTGGGAATAAATATACTGAATTTGGAACTTATATACATAAATTAATTGAGGATGAAGATGTATTAATGGTCAATGTACCAAAGCTCAAAAATAAAGAATTTTATTTTGAAAAAAAATGTGATGGATACACTTTAAATGGGTATATTGATAGTTACGATAAGGGAGAAGTTATTGATTACAAAGTAGCAAAAAAAACAAGTTGGAATAAGAAAAAAGTTAAAGATTGTTTTCAATTAAAATTCTATGGATTATGGCATTATCTTGAGCACGGATTTGAGCCAATTGTCTCAATTGTCCACATAGAAAGTATTGATAATTTAGGGCTTGAATTAACTGGTAACTGTAAGCAATTCAAATACAGAATAACGAAAAAAGATATCGAAGAAGTAGAAAGTAAAATTATTGAATTTATTAATTGGTGCAAAGAATATGAAAAAAGAAATAGTTAAATATTTAAAGACATTTAAGGATAGAGATGAATTGATTAGTGAAATTAATGATATTAAAAAAGCAATTCATGAAATTAGCCCATTTAAGGATGAACCTGTTGATTGTGTTTTGTGGGTAAAAAATAACGAAGTATCTGCGAATGATTACAACCCAAACAAGGTTGCACCACCAGAAATGGAGTTGTTGAAGGTTAGTATTCTGAATGACGGATATACGCAACCAATTGTTGCGTGGGAAAATGGCGAGAAAATAGAAGTTGTCGATGGTTTCCATCGTAGTAGAGTTGGTAAGGAGTCTGAAATTATTAAGAATAAAGTTCATGGGTATCTTCCTATTGTTAATATCAGAAAAGAACAACAAGATAAAAATGATAGAATTGCATCAACGATTCGACACAATCGAGCAAGAGGAAAACACCAAGTTGACGCAATGTCTGAAATTATTCTTGAACTTAAAAATAGAAATTGGAAAAATGCTCGTATTGCAAAAGAACTTGGAATGGATGAAGACGAGATACTTCGATTGTGCCAGATAACAGGTCTTGAATCATTGTTTTCTGATAAAGATTTCAGTAATTCTTGGGAGGCTGGGGACTCGATCGAGGAATATGAACCACTAACCGATGATATAGAAGATGATATTATTGATAATACAAGAACAATAAACACAGAAGACCCAGATAGAATTTTCCATACATTTGATAAGTGGGAATGCAATAAAGCTGGTCTATATGCACAAAGTTTTGAAGGAAAAACAAAAGATCAATGTGAAAAAGAGTTCGCAGAATTTCTCGCAGATACAGACAAATTCAAAGAAGTTTTAAAACTCGTAACTCATGAATGGAAAAATTCGTGTGAACATTATCTTACAAATAAATCGATGAATAGAATTGCGTGGCTAGGACAAGCATCTGTTTGTTACGCAACAGGAATACCAAGTAAGTACTCATCTGGTTGGAATCTATTGACGAATGAGAGACAAGATAAGGCAAACGAAGTTGCATTGGAAGCTCTAAATAAATGGCTTAAAGAAAATAATAGGGATGAAATAGAAATGAGTGAAGCATTAGCAGTAGGTAGAGAAGTTGAGATTTATTAAAATTATGGCTACAAAAATATACCAAGATAGGAATGTTTTGGAAGCCTCAACAGAAAGAATCTCAAAAGTATTTGATGACTTTGAGAAGATATATATTTCTTTTTCTGGCGGTAAAGATAGTAGTGTAATGATGCATCTTGTTCTCGCAGAAGCTATCAAAAGGAATAGAAAAATAGGAGTTCTGATAATGGATTTGGAGGCTCAATACACAGAAACAATTCATCATATGAATGAAATGGTTGAAATGTACAAAGATAATATCGAACTCCATTGGGTTTGCGCAGAGTTTCTTTTAAGAAATGCAGTAACAAACTTTGAACCAAGATGGGTATGTTGGGATGAAGATAAGAAAGATATATGGGTTAGACAAAAGCCAGAACAAGCTTGCGATTTATCTCAATATGATTTCTACCAACCAAAGATGGAATTTGAAGAGTTTATGGTTTTGTTTGGTGAGTGGTATTCAGAAAATGGCAAGTATCTAACAGCAGGATTCATTGGTATTAGAGCAGATGAAAGTTTGCATCGTTATCGAGCTATTGTAAGTCCAAAAATTGGTTTGATGCACAAAAATCAAAAATGGACAACAAAAATATCAAAGAACTTATACAACATATATCCAATTTACGATTGGAAGACACAAGATATTTGGGTTTTCTCTGGGAAAAATAAACATCTTCCTCATAATAAGATATACGACAAGATGACAAAGGCTGGTGTTAAGTTGAGTAACCAAAGATTGTGCCAACCATTTGGAGATGATCAAAGAAAAGGTTTGTGGCTCTATCATATTCTTGAACCAGATACCTGGTATAAATTGATAGAGCGTGTAAATGGTGTTAATTCTGGAGCGCTCTATGTGCAGGACAACGGTAATATTATGGGGTATCACAATATCACAAAACCAGAGAATCATACTTGGGAAAGTTTCTGTAATCTTTTGCTTAAAACAATGCCAAAGAAAACACGAGAACATTATCAGAAAAGATTCAAAAAATTCATTGCTGGGTGGAAAAAAAGAGGATATACAAAAATCCCAGATGAAGCACCACACGATTTAGAAATTAAATGCTGGGCTCCATCGTGGAAAAGAATGTGCAAAGTATTATTGAGGAATGATTATTGGTGTAAAGGTCTTGGACAGACACAACCATTATCAGATGCGTATCATAAGTTTAAAGAAATAAAAAAAATTAAAAAATTAGAACAAACAATATGAAAATAAAAATCGACCTCGCAAAAATAGACAGAAGTAAAATCGTAGAGCGCAAGTACACTACACAAGATGGAGTAGAGCACACCGCAAAGGAGTATTCCCTTGATGTGATTCCCCTCAAAGCCCCAAAGTTTATTGCAGAGAGTAAAGACAAGCAGTGGCAGTTTACAAAGACTCACTTCCTCGCAGAACCAGTAAGCAAAGAGGAAAAGGAAAAAGGAGTGAAAGGAAACATTGTCGGAGATGCCATTGAAATCAGTAAGAAGGACAACTTTGACGACATCGCAGACAGTATCAAGATTGACGGAGACCGTGTAATTAACACAAACGAGACACCCTTCTAACATGACCACAAACGAGATAGTAAAAGATAAGCTAGAGAAGTTCCCTATATTCAGGGAGCGTTCAAAGCGAGGCATTTACCTTTCGAAGCTTGCTCTAAGGGCGATAGGGTTGGAAACAAAAACAGAACCCCTAACCTTGGAGGAGATGACAGAGTTTGCTATCAAGTTTGCGACATATGAAAGGGCATGGAGAGATGTGTTAGCCGATAAGGAGAATGCACACCTTCGTGGCAGTGACTACGATGACAAGATTCGGCTAGAACAGGAAGCACAAATCTCACTCGGCTACGAACCAAATTATCACCAGAACCGAAAAGAATTGAATAAAATATAAAGGAATGGGAAACAAAATAGAATTCAAAATTACTGATGGTCTAAATACTTATGACATCACACTCATACAGTGGCAAGATGAATGGAACCACTGGAGGCTCGGAATAAATTGGGTAGATGAAGATAATTATCTCTATATCGTAGAGCAACCAACAGTACAAGAATGTCTCACAAAGGCACTGGAATTTATAAAAGAATTAAAGTAAAAACATGGAAAAGATTAAAACAACACTTACTAAAATCGTAAACAACAAGGACACCTACAAAGCCCTCTTTGGGTTAGCAGTGCTCTTTGTTGCGTATCAGGCATTCGTAGTAGTGCCACAAAAACAAGCAGAGACGAAAGCCTATGCAGAGTATTTAGAGCAAGCTATGAAGCAGAAGAACTATAAGGCATGTGATGATAGTGCTTACAGTGATTATGACGCTACATGGGAGAACTATTGCAAGGCACTTAATCGTGCGACAGGTTGCGGACTCCCTCAGCAAATCGCTCAGGGGCTAGATGATTCCCTCGAAGAAGCAAAAGACCGATGCGTAACACTCTACAAATAATTATGAAGAAAAATATAAAAGACTATACAACGATTCAGATTCGTAAAACAACACGAGACATGCTCTTAGAGTATGCAATCAAGCATGCTTCAAAGACTGGTGCATTTATGACTCATGACCAAGCAGTGATACATGCAATAACAGGAAAACTTGACAGGACTGCGAAGATTGTGGCACATCGCTAAATGTACTTGTAGTATATAACGGTGTATGATAGTATATAGAAATGGAAGGAACGCATAAGACACTTCCTCAAAACATTATGAAAAATCTATCGGAGTACTACCAGTTTTGTATTGAGTTTGTAAGTGATGGGTTCGGAAGTGTAGTGCTTCTAAAAGGGTATGGGTTTCCAATTAAAAGATTGGAAAAATTAACGCCTAGTCAGTGGAAAAAAGCCAGCGTATACCTAACACGAGAACTGGTACCATTTCAAGGGTATACATACAAGGCAAAAGATATTAGTAAGGTAGGAATTATTAGAATCAAATAATATGAACGACAAACAAGAAATTGAAACACGAGCAGAAGCAAGGAAGTTCAGAGAGGAGTATGTAGCAGCACGAGAAAAAGCAGCAAAAGAAGGATATGCAAGTCTCACAAGTTATGAAAAGGTCGTATTAGAAAAGGGTGATGATTATTTGAACGGATAATATGACTAATCAAGAAAAAATAGATCGTCTCCACAGAGACCAGGCATTCAAAGATTTAGTGGATTACATATGGAATCAAAAAGAAGGTATTGAAATAGAGCAGATTGAATATGTGATTGAGTCAGCATATAAACTCGGACATTTACACGGACACATCGAAGCACTAACAGACTAATATGAAAAACACAACAATCAGTTCAAAGAGTCTCCGTGCAGAACGCCGCATAAAGTCAATCAAGAACTTCCTTACTCACAGTCTCGACATCCTTAAAATAGGTCTCGGTATCGTAGTAGGTCTAGGAATGTTCTGGGTATTACAGGTTTTAGTAACATCATTCTAAATATATGGCAATCAGTATAAAAGAAATAACTTTGCGTGGTCAAGATTTTCTGGAAATCATAGATTTAGAAACTGAGGCACTCGACGGTATTCTTGTTTCTAAAGAAGAAGCCCTCGAATTACTCGCACAACTAACTGAGAAATTAAAATGAACATCAAAATCGGAGATAGAGTGCTGACAGTTATTACTGCTAAGGAAGGAACAGTTGTTGCGCTCACAGATGATACAGGTCCAGAGCCAAAGGTTAAGGTACGCTTTGATGGGTTCTGGAAACATGAGAGGTGGTGGTTTGCAAGTATGCTCAAAAAAATAATCACTGAGAAATTAAAATGAAAAACACAAAATGCTGGTTCTTTCACACTTGGGGTAAATGGACAGATATGCAACCACCAAGACAGTATGAACATAATAAGCAGATAAAAGAGTGCCAAAAATGTGGAATCAAAAAGATGCGATGGTATTCAGATAGCTATAACTAACCCCCTATGACCCACTACAAAACATACATTTGCGGAGTCGGGCGATGTACATCTTGGGGAAGTTCTTGGAGCAGACACTGGTACGATAAAAAAACAAAAAATTGTTTCCGATGTGGTACGAATAAAAAAGACGCTAACAAATAACCCCTATGATTAAAGACACAACAGAAGGACAGACACACTCATTTAATGACGGATGTGGAGAACCAAAACACAATGAGAAAGCAGAGTGTAAAAATTGTACACCAGAAGTAGGTTTTGAGGTTGTACACATACTTAAACATAAAGCAGGTGTACAGTGTCACATTTGTAAACAGGATGAACTTCCCTTCAGTAAATTCAGTCTCAATAAATAACCCTATGAAAACATACCACACAAAACTCGAAGCATACAAGGCGGGAAGGGAAGACCAAATGTCTGAGTGTGCAAAACACGAAGGAGAAAGTTTTAGGTCAGGTCTTGCTCGAGGCATCGCCCAAGAACGTGCTCGTGCCAAGAAGAAGCTCAACCCCCTCTACAACCGCCCTGTATCCTTGAAGGAGCGTGTTGATAGGGAGGCGGAGGCATACATTGGATGGGATACAGCAAATGATATGGCGGATAGTACTGTTTATCTATGGAAAAGTCTCGGCAAAACAAAGCAACCCTCACTGTGGTCAAGGTTCGTGAAGTTTATCAACCCTAAGCAATACTTAATGTAATATGAAAAAAATCTACAGAACAAAAGACAATAAGGAATTTGAAACAGAGCAAGAAGCTATCTATCACGAGAGGTCTCTCCAGGAGAATACGGAAGTCAATACAACTCAGATGATGGTTTTTGACTTAATAAAGCGTGCCTCTTTTAATGGTTTTGACGGAGAACATACAGTGAATTATCTCATTAAAAATAAAGACAAATGGGTTGGTGTTATGCCAGAAATTGAAGACTATGCCTTACGAGATATTTCAGATGATATTTTCCACATAGACACTATACTTGTTAAATGTAGAGATGAGGAAACAGCAAAAGAATTTAAGTTACTCCTAAGAAAAAACTGCTCACCAGATGAAATAAGTCTTGAGCAAGATGGTCAAGATTACAATGGAAAATCAAAAAGAATTATCAGAATGTGGTGGGATTAACAAAGCCCATCACTCTATGGCAACGACTAACACGCCCTATTATCAGAGAACTTAAAGGATTTTTTAGACCGTAAATATATGAGAACAATAAAATTCAGAGCGTGGGATAGTCGCTACAACTGCATGTATAACTGGAACGAACTAGCCCTAGAAGAGAAGCAAGTGTTTATTTCCGATGGTGATTTATATCGACGATACGACGACGAACTGTATCTCATGCAGTTTACAGGACTCCTCGACAAGAATGGAAAGGAGATCTATGAGGGGGATGTGGTGCAATGCACAGAAGAAAAAAACGGGAGTGAAACTGGAAAGAGGAAAATAGTATTTGCTAAGCACGAATGGAAAACTGCACGACTAGAGAATGATGAAGACTTTTACAAACATTGCCTCGGACTAAATTGGGGAGGATGGGAGAGTTTCGAAGTAATCGGCAACATTTACCAGAACGAAGAACTTCTAAAATAATATGCACGACAAAATTAAAGCATTACTCCCGAAGGAGAAGGAACTACCATATCCCAATAGTGGCATACTGGGGATGGGCGGCAACATAAAACAGTTTGACGAGACCACTGGCTACAACAAAGCGATCCGTGAAGTCCACGCTAAAATCCCTGAGATAGTAGCATTGGTGGAGGGGGAGGTGAGGGAAGAAGAACGACAGTTTATACTTAATATACTTGATGGGATTGATATTGCAGACGAGCAAATGCAGAATAAGAGTGGAGGAACAAAGGCAATAAGACTAGCTCTAGCAAGCCGAAGCCCTCGCCGCACGAGATAAGATTAAAGAGATACTTAAATGAAAGAAATAATTATTGCTTTTGACGTAGACGGTACAATCCTTAACAACGAAGGAATCAAGCCAGAGACACCAACCTACTTGCGCCCACGAATGGGACTCAACCTTGAAGTAGTGACCCTTATTCAAATCCTCTCCAAGAAGATGAAGAACTCAAAGGTTATTGTGTGGAGTGGTGGTGGCAAGGAGTACGCAGAACAGGTTGTCCGTGAGTATGGACTCGATAAGTATGTTTTCAAGTGCTACGGGAAGCATGAATACGACGAAGAATTAGATGGAAAGGTTGATATTTGTTTTGACGACGTTCACGCTTGCGAACTTGCAGAGAAAAACTTAATCGTAAAGATGAAATAATATGACAACACTAAAAGACTACAAAGAGAAGGTGCTGAAATCGTTCGAGGAGAAGTTTAATCGCATTGTTCCACATCAAGGTGGATTTATTGTAGGGAAGAAATCTGGAAAATATGACAACTATGCATTTGCACTAGAAGACATTGAATCCTTCCTCTCCCTCGCCATAGACAATGCCATAGCAGAAGCATTCAAGGCGGTGGAGGTGGAGAAAGCGCACAATGTATCTTTCCCTCTAACAGAATTTGAGGAAAAGAAACATCTATTACTCTTTGGGTTTAATAATGCCCTAGAGGTGATAGAAGACCGTAAGAAACAATACTTGGTATGAAATCCCAAAAACTCTATGATTGCGTTCTCATTTGCCACCAAGAGTACGGAGTAGAATATTGCGAGAACTGTGGACTTGATGAAAATCTTATTACCGAAGCCCTCGAAGAAGCGTATGAGCGAGGAGTACGAGCAGGGATAGCTATGAAAGACTTATGAAATGTTTAATCTGTAAAGAACACGAAGCAGTCTTTAACAAGCGGTGTAATGACTGCAAAGATAGCCTTTCAATAAGCGGAGCTAGAACAACCAAGAAGAAGAACACAGTTGTTTCAATATGCGAGAAAGGACACAAACACATTCCCTTTAAAGGAAAATGCCAGTTTTGTACAACAACATCTCCACGATTCCAAACAACGGAAGTAGAAGAAAGCACCTTTACTAAAACAAGATACATAGAGCTATGATTATCGAATGCCTAATCTGTAAGAAGAAGATATACTCCGACATAACGAAGGAGTCAGGGTGTCCTGGTCTGCATAAAAAGCTTGTAGATGTCTATGGATATTACGATAAAGGGATGTTTAGACTATCGAAATCAGGACAGAAAAAACTTGCTGAAAGTGGAAAAGAAATGGTATAATAGCTATTATTGACTAACATAAAAATCATGCCAGAAGAAGTATTGAACACAGAAGTAGAGGTTGTAGAAGAAGTGGCGCAGGAAGTAACAGAGGAGGTAGCCGCAGAGGAAGCAGAGACAGTTTCAGAATAGTTTCTATACTCTACTCATAGAATAAATGTGGGTAGGAATATGGATATTAAGAGTAGACTTTTAACGCCACAACAAGAAGCATTTTTGGCAGCGTATACTAACCCCAAAAGTCCGACATTTTCAAACGCATTACAAAGCGCACTTAAAGCTGGATATAGTGAGGATTATGCGAATAACATTACAGGGCAACTGCCAGACTGGCTATCAGAAAATCTAGGGAGAGGTTTAAGGGTACAGAAAGCAGAAAGAAACCTTGATATTGCCCTAGAAGGTGGTCTCGATGACCCAGAAAAAGGCAAGAAAGAGATACAATGGAAAGCAACAGAGATGACCCTAAAGACTCAAGGAAAAGAATTAGGATATACAGACAGGACAGAGGTAACAGGCAAAGACGGTAAAGACCTCATACCAGAATCACTCACCCCAGAAGAAAAGCAAGCATTACTAAACCTCATTAAATAATGAACAAGGAAGCCTTAGAACGAATGCTCAACGGAACCTCTCAAGAGAGAAAGTTCTTAGCAGAGAACAGTTTTGGGCTTTTCTGTTTGTATTACTTCTCGCATTATTTCAAGTATTCCCTAGCCGAATACCATTATGATTTCTTTAAGGATTGCCACGACCTAGCAAACGGAGACATAAAGGAAGTAGCATGGATAGCCTTTCGTGAATCAGGCAAAACCTCTATTGCCAAGCTCTTTGTGGTTTGGCTCATTGCTACTCAAAAGAGAAATTATTTAAATTTAGACTCCTTCGACAAAGAAAACGCAGAACGAATCCTTTTCGATGTAGCGTTTGAAATGGTAAACAATAAGCGACTCCGTGAAGACTTTGGCGTGCTTTTCTCAAAGGAACGAAGCGTAAACGACATTAAACAGAACCGTATCAATAACTTTGTGTGTGAGAACGGTGTCCGTGTGGAAGCTCACAGTACACAGGAATCAGTCCGTGGTCGCTTACACTTGAACCAACGCCCAGACTGCTTGATCCTAGATGATATAGAAACCAACAAGACAAAGGACTCAAAAGCCTACACTAAGCAGGTTGCAGATCACATCTCCGAAGCAATGGCAGGTATGTCACCAGACGGTTTCATGCTTTATCTTGGAAACTACATCACGGAATACGGTAACATAGACGCACTGTTCAAAAGGGCTAAAACAAACACTGATATACGAGTCCGTAACATTCCTGTTATCAAGGACGGAAAGCCCTCTTGGGAGGCTAAATATGCCCTCACAGACGAGGAAGCAGCACAGACTGGGAAGGTTTCAATAGAGGAGAAACAAAGGCAATTAGGCTCGCTGGTGTTTTCGTATGAAATGATGAACCAACCTATTGATGAAATGTCCTCAGAGTTCAAGAAGGAGTTTGCACAGTTTGAGACTATGGAAAAGGTAAAGAGTCTCGATGCACGATGCTATGTGACCATAGACTCCGCAGTTTCAGAGAAGGAAAGTGCAGACTTCACAGGTGTCACAATCAACTGGGTTTCGTTTGAAAACAAATGGTATGTGAAGACTTATCGGCTCAAAGTAAACAGCAAAGACCTTATTGACCACCTCTTTTACATTAAAAAGACCTACAACCCTATGTTTATTGGGCTTGAAGAGACAACCTTTACAATGGCGATCCAGCCCTTCCTTGAAGAAGAAATGCGTAAACGAAATGACTTCTTTGTAGTGACCCCTGTAAAACATAAGGGAGTAAACAAGGAGCTTCGTATTCGTGGCTTGATACCTCGCTGGGAGAACAGGTCTATTTTCCTTGTGGGCGACAATACAGAGCTTCTCGATGAGATGAGAACATTCCCTAGAGGGCAGCATGATGACTGTGTGGACTCACTTGCCATGATGGTGAACATAGCAAAAGCACCTTTTAGGAAAGTTTACACTCCACGAGACGACACACCTGAAACAAATCCTGCAATATAGTTTTGTTTGTTTTATGGATGTGGTATAATTATCTCAAATGGCAAAACCTAAAAAGACGACAGGCGTTTATTCCATCGAGCTTCTTTGTAATGGAGAGACCATGAAGGCAACCGCAAACGATATTGAGCAAGGACTTTTGTCACTCAAGCCTGTATTCGTACACACAGACTCGTATGTGATTATCTCAAAAGGTGATGAGGTTATCGCAGAGCGTAGACTTCCCCTTATTAAGGCTCGTATGCTGTTTGCAAATCCAGACTTCCGTTCAGTGTTTATCAATAACTTACTCCTAAAATAATGCAAGACCAAGACATTTTTTCATATATTCTCACCGAAGAGAACAGTTGGCGCACAGCTCAAGTTCCTTTGACACAAACCAAGTCTTGGTCTATGTACGAGCATATTCAACGCTGTACGAATGTCGCTAACGGTTGGTTTAACAAAGGCGCAAACGATGGAATCCGTCCCTATGATGACATTGTTACCCCTATTATCAATGTAGCGTTCCGTTCAGAAGGCTTTGATGTAAAGGACATCGTGCCTTTTGTAGACGATGTAGACGAGTCTTATAAGTCCTTTATTATAAAGAAACTCCACCCACAGTGGGCAAGGAAGCACGAACTCGACACATTTATTGATGATGTTGTGGAAAGCTCTATCATTTATGACCTTGTACTCGTAAAGAATGTGAACGATGTACGCCCAGAGGTAGTAGACCTTAAAACTCTAGCGTTCTGTGACCAGACCGATGTAATGGCAGGACCTATTTGTATCAAACACAACTACACCGTTCCTGAACTTACCGCATTCAAAGGAAAATGGGATGATGATAAAATCAATCAGGCTATCATAATGGCAACTGAAGAGAAGAAGATCTCTATTGCTAACGACCAAACAGTAAAGACACCAAGTAAGTACATCGAAGTGTATGAACTTCGTGGGTATTTGCCTGAAACATGGCTTGATGAAGATGGTGACAAGTTCAATTTTACCCCTCAAATGCACCTTGTGTGCTATTACAGCGACAAAGACGGTAACAAGAACGGTATAACGCTCTACAAAGGCACTGATGAGCCTTTAGAGGCTAACTTCAAGGCACTCAAGATTGACCGTATTCGTTCAAAGGGCAGGGCTTGTGGTCGCTCTATCGTAGAGACACTCTTTGAGCCACAGGTATGGAATAACTACTCAGCTATCAAGGTAAAGCAGCTTCTTGATTCAGCACTTACAATCTTTCAAACAGACAGTGAGGAGTTCCGTAACCAGAAACTTAGCGAGATTAAACCTAATACGGTTCTTTTCCATGAAACTGGTAAGCCTATTACCAAGGTAGACGGTACCGTACAGAATCTCACAGCGTTCACCAACCATCAGGCTAAGATGCAGAATGATGCTCGTATCCTCGGAGCAGCGTCAGACGCACAGCTTGGCACAAACCCTACTTCTGGCACACCATTCGCTCTCCAGAGCCTCGTAGTACAGCAAGGTCAAGGTTTCCATGAATACCGCAAGGGTAAGATTGCTACCTTCTTTGCAGATGTCCTTTACCGAGACTGGATATTAAAGTGGCTCGTAGAGGAATTGAACTCTGGCAAGAAGTTTTCAGAGGAATTATCCCTCGATGAAATGATGGAAATTGGGGAAGTGATCGCACGAAACAAAGCAGAGCGAAAGATTGTGGACTTGGTACTTGAAGGCAAGGTCATCCAGCAAGGGGAAAAAGAACAACTCATAGAGACATACAAAGCAGAGTTCTCTAAGGGTGGGAATCGCAAGTTCTTTGAAACCCTTAAAGGAGAATTTGAATCAATCCCTACAAGTGTCTATGTGAATGTCGCAGGTAAGCAGAAATACCTTGCACAACACGCCGACAAGATTACTAACATTATCCGTGAAGTTATCAGAAACCCACAAGCCTTTACACAGATCCCAGGTATCGCAAAGAGCTTTAACCAGCTCATGGAAGCCAGCGGTCTAAGCCCTATCGACTTTAGCAGTATGGTGAAGGCAGTCGAGGCAGAACCTGTGAAGGCATCGGGCTTTCAAGGCAAGGCTTTAGCAGAGCAGGTGGGAGGTGAACAATTAGAAGAAGTAACAAAATAATTATGGAATATCTTACAGATTTGAATAAGGCAAAGATTGAAGCATTTTGTGCAGACAAAGAGATGTACGATGCAGTAAAGAAGGTTCTCCTCGCAGGACTCTATGAGCATGGAACCTTAAAGGAAGGGTACACACCAAACCCACTCCAGAACGCTGCATTCTCACTTGCTTCACAGGCAGTTCAAAACCCTATCCCAGACGAACTCCTCGGACAGCATATTCGTGGAATGTGGATGGGCATGAATGCGCTGGAGCTTGGTTTCAATCGTTTGGATGGTATTAAATTAGAAAAGAAAGCGGACATCGAAAGTCCATATAATGAGGCGGAATAAGGATTATGAGTATCGCAATAAATAAAACAGAAAGTGGTCTCATCAAATCAGGGCATGGCTACCTCAAGGGGGTGATAATCAACTCACACTCATCAGGTACTTTGAAACTGTTTGATGCAACCGAAGCAGGAACCGCCGCATCAGGCGTTCTTACAAGTGCAGGTGCATGTGTGCCAGCATCACATGGACAGACAGAATTGACCTCATCAGGGGCAATGGTAGCAGGTACACACCCTGTATCAGTATTTACGAGTACAGGCGTAGTAGTAGCAGGGCAGACAATTACTATTGGCACAACCGTGTATACCGCAGTGGAAAGCCTTACATCAGGTTCTACCGCATACGCAGTGCTTATGGGTGCAAACGCAGAAGCCTTCTTAACAAACTTGAAACTTGCTATCAATGGCACAGGAACACCTAACACCAACTATGGAGACGGTACAGTGGCACACCCAAGTGTAGTAGCAGTATTAAGTGATGCAACAACGCTCACTGTTCGTGGTCGTGTCCCTGGAACTTCTTTGAACGCAACAGCGACAACAGAGACCTTCACGAATGGCTCATGGGCAGATACAACGCTTGGAGGTGGCACAGGAGCATCAGACGCAGGTGTAACTACAGGTGCAGCCACAGTAACTATTGGTTCAATTACCTACACCGTAGTAGATGAACTTTCAGAAACTTATGGAGCGACAGCCATCCCTTACCAGGTAAAGAAGGGAGCCGCAGAAGCAAACATGCTCGATAACTTGAAACTTGCCATCAACGGCGGTTCAGGCGAAGGAACACTCTACTCTACAGGTACAGTGGCGCATCCTTATGTTATCGCTACAACGAACTCAGATACCGTTCAGAAGATTATCTCAAGAACCGTAGGAAATGCAGCCGCAACAGCAGTTGTAAACGCACTCGCTACGACAGAGACAATGGCTAACACCGCTTGGGCAGATACTACCTTCGGAGGTGGTACAGGTAACAGTAACCCAGCAGTAACCAGTGATGCAGCAACCGTTACTATCGGAGACCATACCTACACAGCAGTTCTTGAACTCAGTGAAACATCAGGTGCGTCAGCAGTGGCAAATCAGGTTCTTTGGGTAACAAGTGAAGCAGTATTCCTTGATAATCTAAAGACCGCAGTGAACGGTTCAGGTGTTGCAGGAACTAACTACTCAACAGGGACAGTTCGTAACTTCTGGGTAGAAGCAACAACTAACACCAACACAGAGCAGACCTTTGTATCTCGTACCGTTGGCACAGGTGGTAACAGTATCGCTACTACAGAGACCCTCGCTAACTACTCATTTGCAGCAGCGACCCTACAAAGTGGTGCAGGTACTAACGGAAAGGTGATTTGTAACACGATTACCTTCTCGGCAGTAGCAACAACAGGTGAACGCCAGATTCTCTTTGGTGATACAGAGTTCTCAAATGGTCTCTACGCTACATTCGGTGGCACAGCAGACCTCACATTCTTGGTGGACTAATGAGAGTGTGGTATAATTATTATAAGCGAGTTCTAATTCTCGGTATCAAAAATTATCATAAAACAGTATCATTCCTGATTGAATGACTAAAACAAAACATCTCAATATGACTATTGAACAAACGGACATTGACCTAAACAATGAAGCAGAGGAAGTAGAAACCCAAGAGGAAGAAACAACCGAAGCACCTGCCGAGGAGCGTAAAGAATATAAACCTTCTGAAACGCCCGAAGCAAAACTCGCAAGACTTGAACGACAAGCATCACAGCTTCGCAAGAAATTGGGTGTAGAAACGGAAAAGCCTAGCAAATCAGACAATCTTGACTATGGGCATCTCGCTTACCTAACCTCAAAAGGTATAGAGAGCGATAAGGAAATAGCCTTTGTTAAAGCTGAAATGAAAGCATCTGGTCAAGAGTTAAGAACTCTTTTATCAAATGAGTACTTTCAGGCTAAACTTGAAAAACAGCGAGCCTTGGCAAAAACCGCAGACGCAACCCCTACGGGGAAACGCTCTGGAGGCGTGCCAACGGACAGTGTTGATTACTGGATGAGCAAGCCTATTGAGGAAGTACCTCCAGAAATGCGTATCAAAGTAGTAAACGCTCGTCTCGCTAAAGACAAGAACAAAGGGGTATTCTATAACTCGTAGTCATAAGGTTGTTTGATACTTACCAAGTTATTAAACATAATTCAGGTGGTATCAAAAAGCTCTTTACTAAAATGGTAAAGGTATAATGGTACTGCACTAAACTTTATTGCTATAGTAGTAACAATTGAGTACGAGACGAAATTGCAGGAGCGTCTCTCAGCTCCTACAGTGTGGAAAGAAGTTTGTGATGTTCGCTACACAGACTCAGGTATTCTCCGCAATCCTTACCTTACAGATTCAACTGTAGGAACAGGAACTCGTGGAACAGGTTATACATCAACAGCTATCGCTACAACAGACGATACTGTAACGATTAACACCTACAAGTATTCAGCAGAGCACATTGACGATGCAGACCTCGCACAGAAGACTTTCTCAGACTTCATGGAGATTGCAGACCGTATGGGTACAATGTTGAATGAATCTATGGAGACAGCGATGCTTGCATCACACGCTTCATGGACGAACTTTGACAATGCAAGTATTGGTGGCGCAGCTGGAAACATCACTGTTTCTATCTCAAACATCAAGAACATCATTGCAGCGATGAAGCGCGAGATTCGTGAAGCAGGTGGTGGCGAGAAGGCAAACCGTAACGGTATGTTCATCGTATGGCGTGAGGCAGACTTCGAGCTTGTAGAACTCCTCGCATCAAGTGAAGGATTCAACACAGCAGACGACGCTCTTAAGAATGGCATCAAGCAGGGCTTCAAGTACCTCGGCGTAGAGCACTACTCATCTTCAAAGCACGCATCAGGACATGTGTTCGGTGGTGTAAAGAAGGCATTTACAGTAGGTGTTGTTCGCTCAACTTACGGAAAGGTAAAGCAGATCATTAACCCTGTAGTATCAGGCGCACAGATTTCAGGTATCGGTCTTGAAAGTCGTATTGACTACGCTTTCAAGGCTTGGCAGAATAATGTCGCAATATTATTTGACATTTTGGTCGCCTAGTGTTGTAATTTAGTTTCATTATTAAAAATAACTAAATAACATCATGGCTCAATCAAACAGTAGGACACCTCGTCAAGCAGGAGTAGAGTTCATACCAGTATCTCTTATCGCAGCAGCGACACAGGGTACAGGTAACTCAGTACCTCCTCTTACGAAGGTAGTAAAAGTGGTTGGTGTTGCAACAAATGCGGATGACTTCATTGTTCTCCCTTCGTTGGCATCATGCCCAGATGGACACAGAATCACGATTCTTTGTTCAGCAGGTTCAGACTTTGAACTCCGAACTCCAGCAGCATCAGCAGAGGAAATCAACTCTGAGGACTGCGATGGAACTAAAGAGGCACTCATGACAGATACAACTGTTGTGTTTGTAACAAAGATAAATAACACCATAGGATGGATGATGAATGGCTATACAGCAATTGGTGCTGTACAGACAGCTGTCATTCCAGACTAAATAGTTTCTCTACTTTGCCTCTTTCTGGGGGCAAAGATAGGTAAATTAAATAAATCAAAATGGTATTCAACGACACAACAACATCACAAGGATTGGTACAAGATACTTATTTCGAGGCAACAGCAAACTCTACCTCATATCCTATTGCGGATGTGACGAGAAACGCTAACAATGCGCTTAATAATGTTGTGACGCTTATTCTCGGAGCAGATGGAAGGTGGCAATTTGACTCTACGAATGCCACAGACCTTCCTATTGGCACCACAGCACTTGTTTCAGGACAGCAAGACTACACTTTCGACAGCGAATATCTCGTTATTAAAAGCATTGAGTGTTCAGACTCTCTTGGCAACTGGACTAAACTCATTCCTATCGACAACTATGATGAAGATGTAGCTCTCTCGGACTTCATGACCGACAATGGAGTGCCTGTGTACTACGACAAGATGGGTGACTCTATCCTTCTCTACCCAGCACCAAACTACTCTATCGCTCCTACTGATACACCTGTAGGCGGTCTTCGTGCATACTTCCAAAGGAATATCGACTACTTCACCGCAACCGACACGACAAAGAAGCCAGGCTTTGCAGAACATCTCCACAAATACATCTCCCTATACTGCGCCTATGTGTACGCTTGTGCAAAAAATCTCCCCATTCAGAACTCACTTGCTAAACGCTTGGAGTTCTACGAAGGTAACACCCTTCGAGGCGGTAACGACAAGGGAGCGATTACTAAGTTCTACTCATACCGTGAGCAGGATGCAGTAAAATCAATTACTAGCGAATATGTAAACGCAGAATAATATGGCTACAGTCTGGGAACAATTAAAAAGATACGCAACACAAGTAGGTCTTACATATAATGCGGCAGGGAAAACCTACAATCAGGCGAGCACAAGTTACTGGGGTAAATTATCAACAATCTGGTCACAGAGGACAAAAAATTAGAACATGGCAATCACATATCCAACAACAATAGACACATTCTCAAATCCTATAGGAACGGATTTGCTAGAGAACGCTACATCGGCTCTCGACCATGATGTGCAGCACTCAAACGCAAACGATGCTATTGAAGCTCTCGAAGCAAAGGTAGGCGTAGACGGTTCAGCAGTTACCACCTCTCACGATTATAAGCTGAGTGCAGTAACAGGCTCTGCAAAGGCTCTTACGAGTGGTACTTCAACACAGTCAGTTACAGGTCTCACGATTGTTTCCCCCACGCTTACACTCACCAGTGATGCAACAGGTGATATGTACTACCGAAACTCAGGTGGTTCTTTTGTACGGCTTCCTATTGGTACGAGCGGTCAAATCCTTCAATCGGGCGCAAGTTCTATCCCCGAATGGATTGCAAACCCAGCAGCCGCAGATGCCAGCACAACAGTAAAAGGCGTAGTAGAGGAAGCAACACTTGCGGAAACTTTAGCACGAACCGCAGCAGGTGGAACTTCTGCTCGCCTATTTGTAAACCCTACAAACCTAACAACTGTTCAAACTTACGACTACGCAGCTTCATCGGCAGGTTCTGATACTTATGCAATTACTGTATCTCCAGCTCCTACAGCGTATGTAACAGGTCAGGTTTTCCATTTCAAAGCAGATGTAGCTAACACAGGTGGTGCTACGCTCAATGTGAACTCACTCGGTGCAAAGACTATCGTTAAAGAAGTCTCCACAGCACTTGAAGATGGTGACATTGCCGCAGGAAAACTCTGTGTTGTTCAATATGACGGTACGAATATGGTTCTCATCAATCCAACTCGTGAAAGTCGAGGTGTGTATAAAAATGGTGTATTCACAAAGTCAGAAGGCTCCTCTACGACAACGACAATTGCTCATGGTTGCGGAAGGACACCGAAAAGGGTACGCATAAATGCGATGTGGACAAACTCCGCAGCAACCCATACGCTTTCAGCGTATGCAACTTACAATGGCACAACACAGAGTTCAGTTGCCCAACAGTGGGGTAGTAGTGGTTGGATAGTTGGTTCGTTCGCCCTTCTTTCAAACGGTGCTGGCAGTTCAGGTGGTGGGTCTGTGGGTACTATCACTTATGATGCTACGAATATAACAATCACATGGTCTGGAACAGGTGCGGCTAACTCCTGGGAGTGTGTCTGGGAGGCGGAAGCATAATCTAAAATATGGATAAAAACGGAGTCATTACATTTTCAGAGTGGTACAAAGGACAGGTGAAACACCCTATCTATGGGTTTTCAACTATCCGTAATGTAGAGGTCTTTGAAAACAAAGGCTTGGCTCGTCTCCGTAATCGTTCACAGCTTGATTCAAGCATCACCGTTACCGCTTTACCTATCGCAGAAGTCTATGATGTCTACGGAAACACCTACACGCTCACAGGCTACACAGGTTCAGGTTCGGTATACAAGAACGGAACCTCTATCGCTTCGGGTCTCAACAACGCATGGGACATGGTAATCTACAAAGACTATTTGTGGGTTCGTCACAGTACCGTAATGTCATGTTACGGTCCTCTCTCGTCTGGTGGAGCTTCATGGTTCGCTAGTATCGCAACAGGTTTTGCTTCATACCACCGTGGCGCGCTTGTAGTAGGGCAAGACGACTATCTCTACTCTGGAAATGGCAACTATGTAGCAAAGATAGAAGTCACCGCATCAGGAACTCCCTATGTAACCCCAACCCTCTCAACCAACCTCACAGCACTTGACCTCCCTGATGGTCAATATGTAACTTGTTTAGAAGAATACGGAACCAAGATTGTAATTGGTACACAAGGTGGTGCTACTTACGACGACCGTGGGAATAATACCAACGCTCGTCTCTATGCGTGGAATCGTCAACTCGGAACCTTGGGGAATCCAGGTCTCGCAGACCTCCCTGTTATCTTTTCCGAGAATGGTATCAACGCAATAAAACAACATGCCAATAAACTTTATGTTTCCGCAGGTACACAAGGGAACATTTATGTCACAGACGCTACGAATTACGCTCTTGTTGCTACTATTCCTTACACTCCTATTGGCGTAAACTACTCTTCAACGGTATTTGCTAACGCGCTCGAAGTTTCCTCTAAAGGAACGCTCCTTGTAGGTATTAGTGCAGACCTTTCCTCGGTAGTAAAATCAGGCATCTATGAAATCGACCTCAATGCGAGTGGGAATCCGTCAGCATACTTTATGCCTTCGTCTTCAACAGACGGAACTTTGAAAATTGGCTTTGTAAACAATAAGACTTATTCAAATCTCCGTGTAGGTTGGTCAAATAACAGCTCTTATGGAGTGGATTCAACCGACACAAGGACTTATGACTCGTATGGTGGGGTGATTGAAACTAATCTTGTAAAGGTTGGTGACTACAACAGGAAGCATACCTTCCAGTTTGTACAGTTTAACCTCGCAGACCCACTCGTTTCAGGGCAAAATATCCGCATTTCTTACAGGAAAAACGCCAGTGACTCATACACAACTATCGGAACCTTTGGATATTCTACTCATGGAGCTGTTATTTCATTCCAAGGAGACGCAGGGATAGCAGACGCAGAGTACATTCAGCTTAAAATAGAACTTGACCAAGCTCTCACAGCTATCTATGGCTCGAATATCAACCTCTTAGCAGTTAAACTTTGGTAACATGGAACCTATTAAACCCCACACCCACAACGGAACCGACTCACCAAAGCTACCAGCAGAGTCAATCGAGTATCTACCCCTTGCCGCAGTAACGGAAATCACTGATACCGCAGACGGAACATACAGCGCAAACGAACAGGCAATGTTAAACAACTTAAAAGCAAGCCTGAATGATTTAATAGACAAGCTTCAAAGTGCAGGTATCTTAAAATAATGGTATAATTATAAAAACATGGACACGAATGTAATCACTCCCGAAAACCTCAAACCAGTTCCTACAACTGAAATCCCTACACAAACTCCCTCAATAGGAACTCCTGCTCTTGCACAGCAAAATCTTGCAAACGAAGCAGTAAAGACCTTTGACCTCACTCAAAAGGAAAGCGAAGCAGTATCAGGGCAAGAAAATCTCGTTTCAAAGATGCTTGAGAATATCGGTGGTCTCGCAGGTGAGTCTGCATATCGTACCCAAGTAACCCAGCAATCTAATATTGGCAATCTCCGACAAGAACTTGGCAACCTTAATTCTCAAATCCTTCAAAAGCAAGCAGAAATCCAACAGGATGACACAAAACTTGTCGGTCAAATGCGAGCAGAGGAACGCCGAGACACTCTCCTTCCTTTTGCACAGAACGCACAGGCTAAGCTTGCAGGTGATGCTCAAATCATGCGAGCGTTAAAGACCTCTGAAATAGGTGTATTGAACGCTGTAGCCCTCGGGAAACAAGGGAGTATTGAACTTGCTAAGAGTACGATTGATGAGGCTGTAAACGCTAAATATGCCCCTTACAGGGAGCAGAATGCTATCTACGAGGCACAACTCAAAGCTATTGAGCCTCTTTTGACTGCAGCAGAAAAGAAAACTGCTAACGCAAACCAACTCAAGGTGAATCTTGCAATGAAGGAGATTGATAAGGTTTCAGAGTTTCAGAAAACTGCCCTTAATAATGCAATCGCATCAAATGCACCCTCCTCTGTACTCGATGCTATCAGTCGTGCAGGGAGTATCAAGGAGATTGCGAGTGCTGGTGGAAATTACCTACAATCACCTGCGGACAAGTTAGACTTGGCAATCAAGCGAGCGCAACTTGCGAAAATGAACAGAGAAGCAACAGAAACAACCGCACCAAGTGGTGGCAAGATCGTAAATATAAATGGAACTGACTACCTTCAAAATCCAGATGGTTCGTTTACACTGCCAACCCTTCCAGATCAGAAAGATGCAAACCTCACAAGGCGTGTGGGGCTTGAACAGAAACTAAATCTCTTCGACACCATACTGAATAGTGGTGGTCTTTCAGCTCGTGTAGGACCAACTGCTCTTGCTCGTAAATCTTCCTTTGGTGAAAAAGTAAAGGCAATCGTCGGGACAGGTCTTGCAGGTGGTGCAGCAGGAGCTGTCCTTGGTGGTGTTGGTGCAATTCCAGGAGCTGTACTGGGGGCAGGTGGTGGAGCTTTGAAAGCATTCGGGACAGGAATCGTTTCAGATATAACAGGCTCTGGTCAGGACTTTGCGGGTTCTGTTTCTCAACTTTCAAGCGCAGAAACACTTGACCAAGTTCTAAATCTAAAAAAACAAGGTGGCACACTCGGCGCCCTTAATGAAACCGAAGGTGGATGGCTTCGTGACGCAGCAACTAAAATAAACAACTGGGAAGTTAAGGACAAAGAGGGAAAGGGTACTGGTGTTTGGAATATTGATGAAGAAAACTTTAGGAAAGAAGTGGAAAAATTGAAGTATTTTACATCATTAGCAATACAGGAAGCAGGTGGCAAAATCCAAACAGAAGAAGAAAAGCAAGCAGAGTTTCTAAAAGAAGTGAATGCAGGTTTGATGGAGTCTAATAACGCATACGCACAAGCAGGATATAATCTTTAACACTATGAATCTCACAAAAGACCAAGTAAATGTAATACTCCAAAACGGAAAAGCGAAGGGACTTAAAGGTCAGGATATTCTTGATGGCTTGATTCAAAGTGGTCATAGTCTTGAAGGTGTAAATACTGAACAGGCTAAGGCGGAAATTGCGGCTCGCAAAACCCCACAAGTAGCAGAACCAACAGAGAAGACATCTTTTTTAGAACGAGCAGGTGAGCGAATCAAGAAGTCTGGGGAGGAAATCGCTGGGACTCTTTCAGGTGAAACAGAAGGATCAGCACTTAGTAAAGGCACACAAGCCACAGCAACAGCGTTTAGTACAGTTCCACAAGTAGCTTTTGAGGCACTCCCAGAAAGTGCTAGGAAGTCTCTCTCATGGATTGGGAAACAAGCTGCTAAGGGGTTCACTATGGGCGTAGACGCTATCGCAGAAACACCATTATTTGAAGACCTTGGAAAGCTTGAAGCAGAAGGACTGATTACTCGTGAGAATGCCCCTGATTATTTCAAGGTAAAAGACGCTCTTAGCACAGCATCTGGTGCAGGTGAGATTGCAGGAAATATCTTGCTTGCAGGACAAACAGCGAAGGCTCTCCAGACTGGTGTAGACATAACTGGCAAGGGTGTTAGTGCTGGTGTGACTAAAGGCAAAGAAGCTCTTGCGGGTCTTGAAACTAAAGGCAAAGAAGCTCTTATGGCAACACAAGAGAAACTTGGAAAAACAGGAATCGGTCAGACGATGGAAGACTTTGCAGAGAGAGTGCCCCGTGCTATTGAGCGTGTGAAGGATAGTGCTGCATCTAGCGCACTTCGTGCAGAAAAGATTCGTGTAGCTTCCCCTGCTGTAAAGAAGGCATATAAAGTAAACCTTGATGATGCAATTATTGAGACAGTGGATAAATCAGACGATGCTACGAGAAGCGCATTCAAGGAAGTTGTAGACATTGCAGAGTCACCAAAGACAATAGGCGCAAATAAGCAACCGTCTCTTGTTGGTGGCGAACTAGCAGCAAAACAGTACGACCTTATTACAAAGCAGAAAGACATCGTAGGCAAGCAAATTGGCGACCTCACAAAATCACTCTCAAAGACGACAAAGCTAAATCTCGATGATAGTTTCAATCAGATTGATGACATCCTCACAAAGCAAGGAATTACTCCAATCACAACAAAAACTGGTACGAAACTTGATTTCTCAGGCTCGTCATACACACCTGCTCAAAGAGCTAAGATTCAGCAACTTTACGACCTCGCTACGGAGGGTGGCACGAACCTCTCCCCTTCGGTTATTAAAGGCAAAGACAAACTATTTAGTACGCTCAAGCGTGAGTCTAACTTTGAAGGCGTTGGTGACTTGATTATCGAAACACCAACTGGTCAAAAGAGTATGTTCCAAGTATTCCGAGACATCTACTCAAAGAAATTGGACACCATCTCACCAGAAGTCCGCAAACTCAATAGTCAGTATCGAGAACTTTCAAGCGTTGTCGATGACATAGAGGATAGTATTTTCAAGACTCCTAATTTCAACGCAACAAAGACAGCAAATCCCGCAGAGTTTGCAAAGGTAAACATGCGTAGAATCTTTGGTGAGTCACAAAGTTCACCTGCATTCGAAGCAGTCGCAGACATCATGGACAAGTACTCACGAGGTCTTGGATATAAAGGAGCTACACCTAAACAAGTGGCAGCGTTTGCTGAATATATAAGAAAACTTTATCCAGAAACAATCCCCGAAACTGGTTTCCAGGGTGGGATCAAAATGGGTCTTGGAGATTTGGCAGAAACAGCAATGAAGGTTGGTGCACCAAACCTACTTGACCAGAGAAAAGCACTTATGGAGATGCTTGGTGGTAAGCTATCTAAATAGGTACCAGACAATGATGAGTCCTATGAGCCAACCAAATACAGCAATCACCGCAGGAGCTACAAGGATGAGCAATCCAATCAAAATAATGTGTCTCATACTATAAGTATGCAAGACACCCAAAATTAGTCAACTAAAGTTATCCACATGAACAAAAACCTCGAAAAACTCAATCAAATCTTGGAACTGATAAAAAGTAATACCGTTACTCCTAACGACTTACGAGATTTTTTGTCTATCATCTTGGATTTCAACAAAAAGAGCAAAGAGTCTATCGAGAAACTATCAGAGGAAAACCTAAAGACGCTTGCGGATGGTATTCGTTACCTAGAACGAGAACACACAAAACTTCTTACTGAGGTAGAGACTAAATCAGAGCGTACGGTAAAGGATGTTGAAAGGAAAATCTCACAGATTGCCGACATTCTCGAAGAAGTGAAAGCGATGAAGCTTCAAAAGCCTCGTGATGGCAAAAACGGTGAAAATGGAAAGGATGGCAAAGATGGTTCACCTGATACTGGTGAGGATATTGTAGACAAAATCAACGCCCTTCCTATCAACGAGGAGAATCAGATTGACGCTTCTCATATCAAGAACCTCCCAGAGTCAAAAGGTGGCAAGGGTGGTAGTACCGCACGCAACCTCTGGCAGTTGCACGACTATCCTTTGACTACGAAGGGGGATATTATGACCTACGATACCGCCGCAGCTCGCCTCGGAGTAGGTGAAGACGGACAGGTTCTCGTAGCAGATTCTAGTGAAGACACAGGTCTTAAGTGGCAAGACCCTTCTTTCTTGGCAAATACCACCTACATGTTCTCTGGCACAGCGTCAGGTGTGGGTTCATACTATGAAATGCCAGCGTTAGGTACTTGGGTTGCAGGTGTAGAAGCTAGTA